TTGTTTTTATTCTTTATCTTATCAGCTATAACCAATTGAACTTGGTGTATAGTTGTTGAGTCACTAATTCTACTTTGCAAAACATTTACATTACCAAATAAATACATTGGAAACTCTTTATCATCTATTGTTGTCAAATCGCCGGTAGTTACTTTCGTAATAGACGGATGATTGTTCATAATAGTTTCAAAGTAATCCAATACATTGTAGTAAAGTGTATAGTTTACTCCTTGATTATATTGTAAGTAATTGCTCATAGTTTATTATAATTGAATACCACCAAAGTATTGATTTGTTTGGTCTGGGTATATTTGTGTTTGGTTGCCTACTGACTCTAAGTATTGTGGTATCTCATTTGCGTAAGATATTAAATAGTTTTGTAATCTTAAAGCATAATAGTCAGCATTTGCTTGTGCTTGTTGTTTAAGATAGTCAATTTCCATTTTAGAAGGTGCAACTGCTTGTTCTGAGTTTTGTTTAACTGCTCCGTTAGATTTGAATTGTATTGAACTAAATGGAATATACTCAACACATGTATACCAAATCAATGTAGGTTTAATGTGGTCGTCTAATAAGTCTTGATAATATACTGATAAACTACCAACGGTTCCTGCAATGATTTGTGCTTGTAAGTAATCGTATAATACAGTTCCTAAAAGGTTTTTAATCCATTTTACTTGTGCAGTATTCATAAAAGGTAATAATGCATCTGCATCTATTGCCCCTTGCAATGGTGAGTTTTTAATAATTGAGTTTCTGTCTATAAAAAGTGCTGTAGCCATAATGGTTTATTTATATATTTCGTATTCTTTACTTAATATTGTTGGCATTGTAAATGCAGTTACTTGCTCTTCGGATGGTAACCCATCTTCTGCAGTTTGGTCTTGTCCATCTTCAGTAGTTGCTGGATTTTCTAAACTTTCATTTGTTTCATCTTCAACTTGTGCAACTGACTTATCTTGCTCTTCAGCTTGTTGAGAAAGTATTACTAATGGAGTTGATTGTTCAAAGTATAATTCAGTTTCCTCATATCCACCTTCTCTCAATACCATATCTAATGAATTTAAGATTAAGTTTTGGAATGGGCCGATTGTCATTGACTGCATAATAGAAAATGCTGTCATCATTTCTTCTGACTGAGAACTAAAACCATTATTCTGTGTTCTAATACCGAATAACAGGGGAGAAGTAATTCTATGTGCAACTAATATTCTATCTTGTGCGTATTCTGCAACATACTGAAACTTCTCATGTAAGTTATCTATTTGAATAACATCTATTGTCGGTTTAGTTGTAGGGTCATCATTAAAAGATAACATAAACTTACCAGCATTTTTAGTGCCTGTAAATTTAGCATATAATAAATCCTCTATCGTTTGTCTTTCTTCAGGTGCTGGAACTCCACTATTCATATTCAACATCACCATTGGTAAGAAACCATTTTCAATGTTGTTTAAGTGCAAGTTAGATAATTCACCTTCAACGATTGAGTATTGCATTGCAGAAACCCAATCAGGCAAACTATAATAGTATAAATTTGGAGTATAATTCTTTATCCATAGTATTTCCATCTTTTCCATTGAAGTCCCAAATGCAGGTATCTTTTTCTTATCTCTAATCTTTCTTTGGTCATTCCAATCTACACAATAATAATAGTTTTGTATCTTTGGTTCGTTGTATAGTTTCTCCGCACGTAAAGTTTGTATTGGAGTATGATACATCTTAACTATTTTAGTATGGTCGTCATTCCAATAAACTTGATATGCTGCATTACCAAATAATTTTAAGTCAAATGCAACTCTTTTAGTTTCTTCTTGTGGAACTATCTTTTGTAATATCTCATTAAATGCAGTATTCTTTGAGTATAACCCTTTACCATATATTAAATCAGCAATTCCTTCTACACAAGCTGCATTAGTTGTTGAAGCATTGTATGCAACATTTACTGCATCAAAAAAGTCGTCGTGTCCGTAAACACCAAAAGGAACCCATGTATAACGAGTTTTAGTATCTTCTGTTACCAACGGCAACTGATTATTAGTTACATTTACAATTGAAAGTTTTGTTTCTTGTTTCATATTAGTCTATAATTACATATTCGTTTGAAGAAGGATGTGATGTAAATCCATCATTCTGTGTATTGTATTCTGGCTTAGTAATACTTTGAGATGCATATGCTTGTATTGAGCCATTCCAAAGTATGGTAGAACCACTAGTTAATGTTGCTCTATATTCCTCACCTACTACTGCATTTGATATAGATGCAGTAAATGACAACATGCTTTCACAATCGTTGTATGAGATGTTTGATAAAGATGCGGTTGTATTTGTTAGTCTTGTCATATCTTGTAATGACATAGTGAATGCATTACCTGTCGTTTGACCAGTTCTAAGTGTGTATCCATTACTACCAGATATAAAATAAGTAAGCATTATCTTGTATTAGTTTGTTCTTATCTTTAACATAAGAAATACTAAATATAGTGAATAAAAAAAACCCCACTCCGTTAAGAGTAGGGCTTTAATAATATATTGTGATATACTGATTAGCTATTAGTTCCAACTACAACAACTGGGTTAGCACCCAATGCTGCAAATGGATTTGAAATAGTAGAACCGCTGATGAAAGCTGCTGGTAATTTTTCTTGTCCAGTCATAGTTACTGAATAACCATAAAGGTCACCCATTCCTGCTCCTGTTTGAATAGTTCCTGCAGTTAAATCTGCACCTTCTATTTCACCTACTAATAAAGCATCTCCGTTTTGTGTATGAACTACGATTTGAGGTCTACCATAAGCCATAAGCTTTAATTGAGTAGTCATTTCGTTAGTCAATTTCTTCAAGTTAAGAACTAATTCTTGATTGAAGAAGGTTGTTCCGTTTTCACGAGATGTGTTAACTGTCTCAGTATACGCACTTGTTCCTTTTAACTGATAGTAGTATACTGTGCTTCCTGATGGGAATGCAGTAACTTCACCAGTGCCGTTCTTAGTGAAAGACCCGGTTGTAAAGTTCAAAAAGTATACGCCGGATAAACCACCGATACTATCTTTACATACTTCGTTTCTTCCAGCTGATAAATTACAAGCCATATCTGTTAAGTTTTATTTTTGTTATTAAAAAAGGGTGAGTGTGACCCCACCCTTTAATTAGTTTTTATTAGTAAGCACCATAGTAAACGATGTCTTGTCCGATACCGAACTGAACACCTGCAGTGTATCTCATTACAACTCTGTAATTTTGAGAACCGTCAATGTTTGCCATGTCTAATACTTTCACTTCATTGTAGTCAGAAAGTAAACCTGTTCCGAAGAATAAGTTTGATTTTTGAGCTGCAACGATTTTGTTAGCTGACATACCAGGACATAATACGATTTCAACACCATTGAAGTTGAAAGGTTTTTCACCAACGTTTAATTGGTTGTTCCATCCGTTTGCACCGATAGCACCACCAGCTAAAGCTTGTTGGTAAGCCTTTGCAACACCTGTTCCAACGTAGAATAATAAGTCTTGCTTACCATATACTGCATCAGGTACTGTGTTTAATACTGAGTTCATTTTGTCTAATACGTTTGCTGAAGTGATACTACCAGAAATTACGATAGAACCACTCTTAGCTGCTAATACCGCAGTTGCACCACCTGCTGCAATTGATGCAGAGAATGCTGTTTCAAAACCAGGGAATGAACCATTTGTGTTAGTTCCTTGCCAGATTGATTGTTCAGTTGCTTCTGCTACTTTACCACCTACATAAGAAATTAAGTAGTCGTTGAAGTTTGCAGGGATTGAGTCAAATGCAGAATATCCTAATTGTAATGCCTCCCAAGATGCTACAAACTCTTGCTTACATAATTGTAAGTTAACTTGTAATTCTTTTGGAGTCAAAATTCTTTCAGTTAATACTACACTACCTGAAGTTGTGAAATCACATGATGCATCTTGAACGATACCATCTACTGCTAATTTTTGGATAACTTCTTTGTATTTCACGTTAGGGTGAATTTCTACTAATTTGTTATCCAATGTTCTTGCTGATAACAACGCTGCTGCGATGTATTGACCTGCAAATTCACCCGCATAGGTGCTAGTAATTTGAGGCTCAGTAAATTTTTGAATTTTTTTCATTTTTTTAATTTAATGATTTTTTAATAATTTTATTTATAAAGTTTAGATAAGAAAGAGTCTTGAGCGTTCATTATCTTCTTACCATAATTTTTCTTGTTTAATTCAACAACTGCAGACATCTTAGTTTCAACAGGTGCACCATCTAATTTTGGTAACTCCTCATCTTCATCTTCAGACATCATTACGTCATCTT